ACATCAGCAAGCCCACGAGACGCTGCATATATTCAGATGCGTCAGATTACAAAAGAAGAAATTCTTGCATCTTTTGGCGTTCCAGAATCTGTCATTGGAAATGCTGCTGGCAGAACATTTTCTAATGCCGGTGAAGAAATTAGAGTTTTCTGGAACGAAACAATGCTTCCACACCTGGAGCCAATAGGTAGAGCGCTAGATGAACTAGATGATGATTACTACATAGATTTTGATGTCTCAAATGTTCCTGTTTTAATTTTGTACGAGCAGGAAAGAAACAGATACACAAAAGAAGAGTTCACGCAGGGTCTAATCAGCCTCAATGAGTACAGAGATAAAACCGGAAGAAAAGAAGTCGAAAGCGACCTAGCAGACTCTCTGCTACTAAACCCAAACCTGACACCAATCGCCAACACAAAGAAAAAAATGGAACAACCAGCGCAGGCTGGTGTCATGGGTGCTCCACCTCCTCCGGGAATGCCAGGGGCACCAGGGGCAATGCCTGGAATGCCACCAGAGGGTGCCGCTCCTCCAGACCCAACGACCATGCAGGGCGCAATGGAGTTGGCATCACAAAACCAGTCAATGGCGGCACAGGCAGAAATGGGTCCAGAGGTTGCTCCGCCAGAACAGGCTTCCATGGAAACAGCCCCACAGCAGGCTTCGATGTCTTATGGCGGAATGCGCACAAAGTCAGAAGAAGACAACACTCTTGATAGATGGACAGAAATTCTTGACAGAAGCCTTGAGAGAATCTTTGAAAGACAACAGCGAGTTGTTCTGGAAAAAGCAGCAGGTGCAAAAGCCAGAAAACAATTAATCTCTGGATTCCTTGACACTGAAAGCGTTTTTCAAACAGAAGTATGGTCAAAGCAAATAGAAGAAGACATCAAACCAGTTTTGAATGCGATAATCACCGATTCACAGGAAATGTTTGCCCAAAAATCCTTGATTAAGACGCCAATCAAAAAAGAAGACATTGTTGCTCAGGTCAATTCACAAGTTGAACGAATTAAGTCAATTAATGATGAAACCGCACAGCAAATTAGCAACTCAATACTGGGGACTCTCAACATTGCTGATGGCGAGGAGCGTTCAACCGCACTCAGAACATCATTGGTTGGAATATTTACCAATCTGATAGCAAAGAAAAAATACGAAATAGCGCAGAGTGAGGCGAGAATCGCGTGGTCAATGGGTTCTCGGATGTAGTTTATTTATTCTAAATAAATAAACCAAATCAATACTTGCAATCAGTTGCGCCATTGTGGTTTATCATTCTTTTATCTAGTGCGTAGGAGAGACAATGTCTAATAGCAGTATCGAATTCAAGGCTATGCCAGGACAGTTCAATGTGGATGAAGCACAGGGGATTGTTGAGTGTTTTGTTGCCGGTATAGGAAACAAAGACTCGGTTGGTGATGTTTTGATTGCTGGCGCTTTTTCCAAGAGTCTTACAAGAAGAAAGCCAAGAGTTGTCTGGGGTCATAACTGGAATGACCCAATCGGTAAAGTTCTAGAGATTTACGAAGTTCCGCCCGGCGATAGAAGACTTCCGCAAAAAATGCTTAATGCCGGAATTGGTGGTCTTTATGCAAAAGTTCAGTTCAACCTCAACTCAGAAAAGGGTCGCGAGGCATTTGCGAATGTCGCTTTCTTTGGCCAAGAGCAGGAATGGTCAATCGGATACAAAACGCTTGACGCAATTTTTGACCCAAACATTCAGGCAAACGTTCTAAAAGAAGTCGAACTGTACGAAGTTTCTCCAGTTCTACATGGCGCAAACCAACTAACTGGGACAATATCCGTTAAGTCTGATGAGTTGGCTCTGGCAGAAGAGGAGAAGGGGTGGGGAATGATGAACCCCCATCACATGATGGGTCAAATGCCAATGAAACCCAATGTAATAGTCATAAGGGAAGAAGACGACGACGACAAGTACGAATCAGAAAAACCAATTTTCTCCGAGGGCCTAGCGCAGCCGATTGACGGAAGTCAAAGACAGCGTTTAGAAAAAGAAATAATGGAGAGAACCGGTTCTCAAGTAAGACTTGTTGAGGCAACAGAAAATACAGCAGTATTCCAAAGAATGATGCCAAACGGCACGCCGATGACATTCAGAATTGGATACCACACTCCTGATAATTACTCAACATTCATGTTTGGAAAACCGGAACTTGTCAACGGCCAAAACAAGCCATCACAATTTGGTGGAAAACCATCCGGTTCAAGAGTTGTTGTCCCTTCGCAGATGCCAATGATGCCGATGCAGGTAAAGCCTGGATATGACCAAAATGGAATGGTTGTAATGCCAAAGTCTGACCTATCTGGGCAATTAGAAGAACTTGAAGATGCTTTGATGCAGGAGTTGGATGAAAAAGTTGGAAGAACAATCAATAAAAGAAATCTTTCAAAACTAAAGTCTATTCTTGAGAATCTTCAGGATGTAATTGCTTCTGCGGAAAAAGAAGACCTTGAAACGAAGGGCTACCTCATTCCAGTTGAACTAGAAAGCGCTTTCCATACAAAATCAATCCTCGACCCAATCTTTGATTACCACAGAGTTGAGTCCATAGTTACAGAAGACGGAATATTGATTACGTCAGGGGTGACAAAAGACTTGGTAGAGGCAATAGACAATGCACAGAAAGGTCTTGGGCGTAATCTCCGTGGTGGCCTGGGAAAAGGTCGAGCAGCCGGTAGGGCTGCTTTCGCGCGCTTCGACCCAAACGCATGGGACGGAGACGGGGACGGCCTAGTACAAGAAGGAACACCGTTTCAAAGACCCGCTATTCCCGGCGTAAACGATAGGGCTACTGGCGGAAAAGTAAACGCCAGAAGAGCAATCGAGGCTTATCAGGGTGGTGGGGGCTTTGCATCCTCTAGTCGCGGAGAACCAGATTTGCCAGATTACGGCGATGAAGATATCAAACTCCGCAACGACGACATGCTTGAGGAATTTGATGCAGATGATGCAGACATGCCAGTAGCAATTAGAAGCCTTGCCCAAAAATACAACATGTCTGAAAAAGAAGTTCGTGAAGCGTTGACGGACGCACGAAAGAGACGAGACAGAACTAGAACTAACTCGGAAAATTTGCGCAAGCGCAGGGCCGAAAGAGAAGAGCGTCAACAACTGCAAGCCGACATAGACGAAATGGCAGATAGGCAGTTTAGGGAAGACAGAATTGATAGAGGCTTTGCGTCAACTGGTGATACACCGAAAAGAACACACGAACAAATAACAAACATACTTGGAGACAAGTGGGGTCGTGACCTAATTGATGAAGCCGATGCAAATTACATAAGAATTTTAAACAATATCGGTAGCGACGAAGATATAACCAAACTTGCGAATAGATTAGATATTCCCGAAGACAGCGTAAGGGACATAATCGAAGACTACGAAAGAGCCAGAACCGGTCAACAACTTTCCAGGAAAAAACCATTCTCTGATGAAAATTTAAAAAATAGAAAACCTAAAGGTTTTGCATCATCTTCCAGCAAACCGGAACTTGTTTCGGATAGAGCAGAAGCAGTAGACGACGTTATTGACCAAGCAGCAAGGGCAATAGTTGGCAAGGGCAGTCCATCGAAGGTAACCGACAGGTATGGTGACATTTACTCATTTCATCAGGATGAATACGACAAAGTTTTGTCTTCTTTAAATGAAATTTTTGCCCCCCTTTCAAAAGACAAAATCGAAGAAAGTCCTGGAAAAGCCTTATCCGAGGTAAGAAAAAATCTTGTTGAAAAACTGTCTGATGAAGATTTTATTGAACAGTTAGAAAGTAGGGAACAAATTGATGATTTTCTCGGTTCAGTAGAGGAAGCAATCGATGAAGCGCTTACTCACAGATTCAAAGAAATAGAACAAACTGGTTCAAAATCGGAATTGAAAGAGTTTGAAGAACTTATTTCAGACCTTCGGGACGATTTCAGTAATATGTCTGAAAACATTGCCAAGAGAGCAAAAGATTTTTGGGGCAAAAGAAGAAAAGAACAGTATTCCGACCCATGGTGGGGCCGTGGAGAAATAGAACTGCGACCAGAAGATGCAAAACAAGAAGCAAAACTTGCTCTTGAAGACCTTCTTGACATCGTGGAGAGGGGTCTGGAGGGAGAGGCAGGGGGGTTCGAAGATTTTGCAGATTGGCTTGAGAGCGCAAGCAATAGCGTAATTACCTCTCCGATGCGGGAAAGAATCAGAAATGGCGAACTCGATACGCAGGATTTGCAGTATGAACTAGAGATGGTTCTGGAACGCATTCAGGACCTTGACCCATCTATGCAGCCGGAAGAATTGACTAACAAACTACGCAAGGCATTGAAAAAGGGTGGAGAGAAGAATCCTCAACTTGCAGAAATAGCAGATTCTTGGGGCGATGACGACATTACTGGTGGAGACCTAATAGATGAACTACGCAGGGTGCAAAAAGACTCTAAGTACAGACCTGACCGTGGAAGGTCGGAAAAAGAAAGACTGCGTGGATTCGCATCTTCTAGTCGCACCGATGATGATGGAGACCCAGACTACGACGAAGCGTTCGGTCCTCGTGATAGAAAACCAGGCAGGGGAATGCAGGCAGACCCTGTTGGCGATGAAGTAGCAGACAGGCTTGACAGAGACGCCCAAAATAGAGCAGTTCGTAGAGGG